AACGCCGCAAACTCGCCCGCAAGTGGGCCAAGGCCGACAAGGAACGCGACGGCAAGGCGTTAGACCCGAATCCGGTGCCGCGCAACGCGACCCCTGAAATGCTCGCCCGCTGGCAGGAAAGGGAAATCGCACTCGCGGAAGGACAGATGGGAGTCAGACGATGAGCGGAACCCGCCAGTATCGCCGACTTTCGGCTGAGACGTTGGACACGCTTCTGAGGCTTATCTCTGAGGATGAGTTGACGCCGAAGCAGATCGCGGAGCGCGCCGGAGTGCCGCGCCAAAAGGTTTACGAGTATCGCAAGAAGCTCAAGGACCGCAAGAAGAGTGCGCCGTTGCCCGATATGGCCACGCTCGTGATTCACCAGCGAGTCGTATTCCGCCCGGACACGACCATCGAGAACCCGGAGGATGTGAACGGGCCGAGTTTCATCGACCCGGACAGCGGCTTCGACTGCTCTCGATGCGGACAGTCCATGAGCCGTGACTGGTTCACCATCCAGGGCAACCGCATCAAACCGGATTTCGGCTATTGTCCCGGCTGCGGTGGCGTGACCACCCCATACAGGGATGACACGATAAACCCCGATGCAAGGCAGGCGGACGATGAGTGACTGCTACTTGTGTCGTAAACCGTTGCACGGCGATAGCTCATCGGTGGACATCAAGCGTTGGGACTCACGGCGCAACGTGTTCATCGATGAGACGCGGCGGGCCTGCGCCGAATGCGTCCGGCATCGGAACGGATACCAAAGCCGACGCGACAAAGCCCGACGCGATGCGGCCCACGTTCTTCTCAACAAATGGCTGGACAAACAAATGGAGGTAGACGATGAGCTATAAGGCGAAGATATTCACCCGCAAAGAACTGAAACAAGGCCTGCACGAATACCTGTACAGCGTCAATCGGCCAATCAACATCAATGCGATGGGTGACTACATCTACGACCATTACGGCACGGAAACCGAGGTGGAGGAATGAGGAAACCGTTTGCTGACTGGGATTTGGAGAATTTCGTTGGACTGGCGATGCTCGCCTGCCTGACGCTGATCGTGGTGTCCGGCATGGTGGCCATCGGATTCGTCTGCTGGACTGCCACGCAGACACCCGTACAGCCGGAGCAGACCATCATCCAACGGGTAGAAACCACAGGCGACGTGAAACGCCTCTGCATCGAGGCCAAGACCGATGGGCGCATCGACGCCATGAGCTGCCAGCTCATCGACCCACATACTGGAGGCGTGAAATGACCAGTCAGACAATCCGCGACAAGGTGCTCGTATGGCACGCACGCGGCTACAGCGCAACGGAGACGGCCCGTCAATTGGGCCTGCCGTTGGAGGCAGTACGCGCGATCATCCGCAATGGCGACGGACGACCGAAACCACCACGCAAAGTCGAATTCATCGAACCTCCGCTGTTCGAGGCATGACCCGCGACACCGAATAAAACGAAACCCTCCACCACAAGGCGGAGGGCACGCTCACCAAAGCACAATCATAGCCGAGACGTGGAGGTTTTCAAACAATGTCCATCACCACCAAACCATGCCAATACTGCGGCAGCCAGCAGGTCGAAGCACCGTGGACGCTATGCCAGGACTGCCGCCGCCGGTACGCGAAAACACTCCACCAGCTGCGCCGCAACATGCAACTGTTGCAGCGCGTCGCACGGCATGAGTACAAGCTCGGCGAACCCGGCGACGGGGGCAAGCCATCAGGCGGCGAGGCACCCGCGCCAGTCAACGTGCACGCCATCGACCTGCTGGACGAAGCCGAATCATTGTTGCAGGACGCATGGTGCGACGCCGGAGCCGTGTGGAGCGACAAATGGCAACGCCTCATCCCCCGCATGCAAACCCACCTCGCATGGCTATGCCGGGCACACAACGCGGGACGATTCCTCCGCCAGCTCATCAAAATGACCCAACGCATCGAACCACTCGTTGACCGTCAGCCACGCACACGTCGTATCATCGGCGTATGCCCCGAATGCGGACGCGAGGTCATGGCCGCGAAGGGCGAATCGCTGCTGCTGTGCAAATGCGGCAACCCCATCAACGTGGCCGAGCTACGCGAACAAAGCCAAGCCAAGGCCGAAACCATCCACCTGACCAAGACACCGGCAGGCATGAGCGAATGGCTGCGCGAAAACTACGGATACGAGGTCAGCCGCAAGACCATCACCGACGCATTGAGACGCGGCAAACTACCTAGCAGCAAACCCGTCGAAAACGGTTACTGGGAATTCAACATCCGCGAAATCGTATCCTTCGCCATGAGCCGAAACAACCGATAAGAGACAATATGACCACCGAAAAACTGCATCACATCGGAGCCGACCTATATCTGCCCAATGACTTCGCGGAATATGACATGCCCACGGAATATGACGGGCTCAGCGTATCCGTGACAATTCACTGGGACTCCGCCAGCGCAGAACACCGTCTGACGAAAATCGAAATCAAAAGCCGAGACGGCAACATCGGCACCATCGGGCGTCTACGCCCAAATAAGCTGAAAAGAACCGCCATCGGAAAACATATCCTGCACAAATTAAGCCCGACGCGATATGAATGGTGGCAGTTCAAACCACTTCCACGAAGAAACCATCGTCGCGGACTTAACGATGCCGAACTGAAGAGCCTCGCTCGAATCTATGTTGCGGCACGCTACGGCGACGGCGACGCACACGACCGGTAACGACATCATCAAGGATGCGTGCTGCCCCATGGACACCATCGCCTTCGTCAATAAGCCGACCGGAGTAGGAATCCCCCGCCTTCAGGCGGGGAAGGAAGTCAATAGAAAGCATAGGGAGATACGAAAAATGCTGAAAATCGAGAAGACACTGAAGGAACTGCGCGACCTTCAAAACACCTTGCATGACCTCGGAATCGAAATGTCCATCAAGGATGCGGACGCCGAAACGAAAAGCGATTACGAGGATGCGGCGATGACCATTAACGTATACGAGCCGTGTCGCTGTTTCGCATGGGTCGGCATGGACGGCGTGATTCACATGAGGTGGAATTCGTATCCCGATGCCTTCGCGTGGTTTCGGATGAACCTGCTTTTGGACCTCGCTCGCGGCTACATGCTGAAAGCGGACAACATCACGAAATCCTGGACGCATCTTCGCAGGAATCTCGACGGCCAGGATGCCGAGATGCCTCTCCCCGACAAGCTGGCCGGAAGGAAAGCGGAATACGAGGATGCGGCAAACCGACTGCGCGACCTCATCAAAGCCGACCCGATTGCAATGGATTTATCCCCTTACGAATGCGAACGCCTTGAAAGGTTCCTCCGCGACCCGCAGAAGGAGCGTCTTCTGGAGTATGACCCGGACGACCC